CAGGCCCAGGGTGTCGCGCCGCATGTGCCACGCCTCCACCTCCACGGCCTCGGCCACCTCGTCCTCGGTCAGCCAGGCCAGCGCCTCCTCGGCATACACCTGGGCGCGGCGCAGCACCTCGTCCTGCTCCTTTTCCCGGTGCAGCAACCACAGGCGGGAGCCATGCGGCCGGTCGTTGTAGGCGTCCGCCCAGTAGCCCCGCCGGTCGCCGGTGCCATCCGGCAGCCGGTCCTCTTCCAGGGCGCGCCGATCAGTGAACAGCGACAGAATCACCGCCGTTTCCAGTCCCTCGTCGGTCGCCAGGTCGCCGCCCTGGATGTCCAGGTCGAAGCGCTTGGCGCCGGGGTCGAATCTCAATGCAATATCCATCAGCCCATCCCCTGGTTAGGCGCGCCGGTCGTGCCGCCGGAGTCGCCCGGGTGGTTGTGCCCGTTGTAGGTGTCGCGGATGCCCTGCATGGTGCCCTTCGGATCGGCCACGGAAGTCGCCGAAGACAGCGCGTCGGTGAAGGCGCCCGTACCGTTCACCACCAGGTTGCCGTTGATGGTCACGTTGCCGTCGTGGGTCGTGGTCGCCGTGATGTGACAGGTTGGCGCGGTCACCTCCAGGTGTTGCACCGCCTGCACCTGGATCTTGTCGCGCTTGAACACGATCACGTTGCCCAGGTCGTCGTAAATGGCCACCTCGCCCTGGGCCAGCTCCTTCACCCGGTACCGGCGGTCGTCCACCGCCAGCGCCACCAGGTGCGCCCGGGCACCGCCCACAGCCGCCACAATCGCCTCGGCCCCCGGGTGCGGGTGGCTGGTGTAGCCGTACTCCTGGAAGCGCTCGGCCCACGCGGGCTCGCCACCCAGCAGCGACACCTGCACGCCTTGCAGCTTCAGGCTGTCGTCCACCAACTTCAGCACGCCACGGGAAACCAGCAGGCGGATGCGCCGCCACACCGGCCCCATGAGGCGCTGCCAGGTACGTCGTTGATCAGCCATTACATCACCACCCAGCCGGTTGCCTGGTCGCCGCTGCCACCCTCGGCCTGCGGCTCCGGTACCGGCACTGGCTCAAAGGCCGCCGGCGGGGCCACGCGCAGCTCGGCGGTGCGCCCCTCGTTGCTCTCGATCAGCTGCACATCGCTGATCAACATCTGTTCATTCAGCCCCAGGTAAGCGTCCCGCACCTGCGCCAGGTCGCCCGGGCGCCACACGCCCTGTTCATGCCGCCAGGTGCCCACGGTGTAGGTCACGCCTCGGCCTTTGGCCCAGCGCATGCGCGCCTCCAGCTCTGCCCGGGTCTTGCAGTCGGCGGGGTCCGCCGGGGTGTCGCACACGATCAAGGTGGTGCGCGGCTTGCGCACACGCGGGTCGGTCGCTTCGCCCCGGGGGCCGGCGGCGTCCTCGCCGTTCCAGGAATCGGTACCGGGCGTCTGCCCCTCCACGATGTAGGTGTAAAAGCGGTCGCGGTCGCTGAACGCCCCGGAGCCCTTGCGGATATTCCCGCCCAGCTCCAGCGGCGTGCGGATCTCCCGCTGCACCGCGTGCACAATCACCAGACGGCCCTCGGCATCGCTGACAATGCGAGCGCCACGGATCTGCGCCGCCCGCTCGATGGCCTCGGCGATCGGCTGGCCATCCTCCAGGGCAAACTCCCGGAAGGGCTTGTCCGCACCCACCGTGTCGATCACCTCGATGCCGTAGGGCTCGGCCAGGGTGGTCGCGATCTGCAGCAGGGTCTGTCCGTCGAAGCGCTGATCCTTGCCGCTGCAGTCGATCAGGTCCGACGCCTTGCTCCGGCCGCTGGCCGCGATGGTGTGGCTGGTCGCGTCGTAGTCGGGCAGCACCTCGTCCAGGTAGCCGGTCACCACCAGCTCGTCACCCACGTGCACCGTGCAGGCTTCGCCCGGCGTCACCGGGCGCACCAGGCCGGAGTCGGCCCAGCGCTCGGTCAGGGTCAGCTCGAAGCTGTCGGCGATCTGTTCCAGGGACAGGCGAATGCGTACTTCCTGCCAGCCCTGGTGGCGCTGGCTGCCGATCTGCAGCACTACTGGCTCGCGCTTACTCACTCAGCACCTCCAGCGCGATCCCGCCGCGCAGGGCACCGGGGTGGCGGGCGTCGTTGCGCACCGTGATCTCGTCCGCCCGGGTGGCGTCGCCATACAGCCGGTGGGCCACCACCAGCGCCGGCAGTGTCGTCTGCGGCGTATGGCTGATCAGCCCCGGCAGCGCCACTGCCCGGGTGCGCAAGTCCTCGGAAACCGCTGCCCGCAAATCCACCAGCGACGCGTACACGCTGTCGGTGATTGCCTCGTCGGTGGTCATCTGGGCGTCGATCAGCGCCAGGGTGTCGGCGCCGGCCGCCACGGCGTCCTGCCGGCTCATCCAGTCCGTGTCCGCCACCAGGCGCGCCGCCGCCAGGGTCGCCGCCCGGCCGTTCAGTTGCCGGGCCGCGACGGTGTTCTGTGCCCGCTGGATACGCTCGGGCGTGTCCGCCGTCGGCGGGGTCACGCTGTCGCTGCTGGTGCCGGTATCCAGCATCAGCCGGGCCGCACGGGTCGGGGTGCCCGGGGTCAGCAGCACGCGGCCGCCGCCCTCGGTGTCCTTATTGCCCAGGATGGTGCCGCCGCTGTACAGGTCCAGGGCATTTATCGGTCGCAGCACCGCGCCACGCAGGCGGTTGTAGCCGCCCAGCACGATGCCCACCATGTTCATCGGCGCGCGGATCTGCTCGGCCACCTGGTCAGCAATGCCGCCCACCACGTCCTCGATGTCTCGCACCACCGCCGCCAGGTCGCGCTCCACCGCCACCAGCGACCATCCCAGCAGGCCCTCCACGCTCCACTTGTCGGCAAAGTCCTGGCTCAGTTCCTCCTCGAACAGGTCCGCCGCCTGGCGCACCTCGCGCCGGGTGTCCACCGTGGTGGCCGGGTAGGCCTCCTCGCCGCCCTCGGCAAAGGTCACCTGGAAGCTGCACACGCCGCCATCACGGGTGCTCTCGCTCCAGCGCACGTCGCTGGCCACCGCCTTGAAGCTGCCCAGATACGGGTGCACCAGTGTGGCCGCGCCCGGCGCGTCCAGGGCTTCGATCAGGGCATCGCGCTGGCGGTCGTAATCGTCGCCCGCCACGAACATCGACAGGCGCCACTCGCGGGCCTTGCGGCCCATGTCCTCGGCGTAGGGCCGGTCGCGGCGCGGGTACTCATGGATCAGCCAGCGGCGGCCGCCCGTAGTGTCGGAGCGCTCCACGTGGAAGCGCACACCGCGATAGGAGCCCGCCAGCTCGGGGTCGATGCGGTCACGCCAGGTCATGTGCTACGCTCCTGTTCACGCATGAATAAAAAGGGAGAACACCATGAAAACCACTGAAAAAGCGTCCTTGATCGGCGTCGTATCCGGCGTCGCTGCCGGCAGTGCTCTGGCGTATTTCGTGCCGGAAGCCCACTGGGGCGTGTACCTGGCGGCGGGGCTGATAGTCATGGGCGGGGCCTATACGGGAATCACCCAGCAGGCCGCCACCGATCGCATTGCCGACGGCGATCTGCCCGCCAAAGACAAGGGCTAAGCTCACGGCGCCACCCCCAGCACACCCGACTCCACATCGAAATCCATGCCCCCGTTGCGGCGCGCCTCCGTCACGCGGGGCCGCCCCTCAGAATCCACCACGATCCGTAACTCGCCACCCACATCGGCACGCTGCGGTCCAGGCATTGCGCCCCGGCGATTCTCTGCCACCGGCGCGCCGGTCGGCATTGGCGCCTCCATGCCACCAATCCCCAGGCGATCCTTCACCCAGTCCGGCATCCACTCGATCAGCCCGGTGATGCGCTCAGACAGCCAGCCGGTCAGGTTCGACCACTGGGCGCTGACCCCATCCCACAGTCCGCCGATCCACTCCTGGCCCATCTCGGTCAGCGGGCGGGCGCCGAACAACTCGAACACCGCGTCGATACCCTTCATCAGCAGCGCCGCCGGACTAAACGCCAGCAGATCCTTGGCCACCTGGCCGATGCCCTGGCTGAAATAGCCCTTGATGCCACCCCACATGCCGCTGAACCATTCGGTGATACCGCCCCAATGCCGATAGATCAGCCCGGCCGGCGTCCAGGCCACCAGGTCCGCCGCGATCTCGCCGGCGCCCCGGCTGAAGAAGCCCTTGACCCCCTGCCACAGGTTGCCGAACCACTCGGCGATACCGTCCCAGTTGCGGTAGATCAGATACACCGCGCCGGCCAGGGCCGCCACGCCGCTAATGATCCAGCCGATCGGGGTTGTCAGCAGGGCCAGCGACAGGGCGCGAA